ATGGATAAGCCAGTAAATAAGAAATCAAAGTTAAAGAAACAAGAGATACTACCTAAAAGAGTTGGTGGAATCTACGAAAAAATCTACGAATATGAAAACATTAAAACGGCGATTAAGGCAGTATGCAGTAGCCCAAACGCAACAAAATCAAAGAAAAACGAAAAGACAAATGCAAAGCAACAGAAAGAAAAGTATTTAGGGGATATCGACAAATACACGAAAATAATACAGGCACTTCTGATAGAAGGCAGATATAAGCCACGGAAGCTGAGAAGAAAAGAAATATACGACGGTGTGCGGCATAAAAAACGAATGATCGCTAAGCCCTGTATGATTGATAAGATTGTACAACGGGCAGTATTACAGATCATTGAGCCTATTCTGACAAGAAGGATGTATATGTATTCGTGCGCAAGTATAAAGGGAAAAGGCGGGACGTATTGCAAAAGGAAGATTGAAAGAGCGATAGCCAGGAAGAACAGGAAAGGAAAGAGGTATAAGAATGTAAAACATACAAAGTACTGGGAAGCCCTGGATATTAAGAAATGCTACGACAATATTTTACATTGCTTTTTGAAGTTCCGACTTATCAAAATGTTTAAAGACAAAAGGTTACTTGAATTACTGTTTATGTGTATAGATATTTACTGGGTAAAAGAGACAGCAGCCGGGAAAAGAGGAATACCAATAGGTACGCCGTTCGGTCACTGGTTCGCTAATATCATGCTGACACCAGTAGACTTTGTAATAAAACATATTTTCAAGATAAAATACTATTTTAGGTACATGGACGATATGTTATTATTTAGTAGTAATAAAAAGAAGTTACGACAGTATGTAGCCTGTATCCGTGATGCACTATCACGAATAGGCTTACACATAAAGAGTAAATTACAGGTACACGCAACCAATGATAAAGGGAAGTTAGGGAACAGACCAATAGACTTTATAGGCTATAGATTCTACCGGGACTGTACTACCTTACGTTCCAGTATATGCTTAAGAATAACACGGAGAATACGGAAGGTACGAAAGAAGCAGATACTTAACGGACACGATGCAAGAAGCGTAATAAGCTATTACGGCTGGATAAAAAATACGGATTCCTGGGGACTGAAAGTAAAGTATTTTGATGATACTGTAAAAAGCGCAAAGGAGAAAATAAGCAATGGAAGCGGTAAGAATCAGAGAAGGCGTAGAGACAGAAGAGGAAGTACTGACCGGGGCGGCTATCGTTGGGAGACAGGCGGGGCGTGTGCGCGTACAGCTTAAGACAGACGTAGAGACAGTAGAAGAGACGGAAGAAAAACCGAAACACTACCGTTTTACACTGATTGAGTTTTGCACCCGTGAAACTGCAAAGCTGGAAGCCCGTATTAACGGAAGCCTGGCTAAATGGATTGAGGAAGCCCGGAGAATTGCAGCAGAAAAAGCGGGAGAGAAGACAGCAGAAGAGAAGTACGACGATCTCAAAGAGACAACCGACGGACTGGTAGAAACAACGGACGAGCTTGTAGAAACTATGGCGGATATCTTAGGGGGTGCTATTTAATGCTGACGGGCGCGAAACTTAAAATTATAGTACGCGGTGTAAAAATTAAGGTGCAGCGTGGCGAAGACCTGGAAGAGATTTTAGAGAGCTACGAAAACCTTACGGAAGAAGAGAAACAGCAGATAAGGGATAAAGTAAATGAGTGATTATCTTTTACAAATGATTGAAGTACAAGCCAGTGTAATTACAGATTTGACAGAGGTAAATAAAAGACTACTGTTAGAGCTGGAACAATACCGGGCGATAGAGGAAGAAGACAATATTATACTAACGATGATACAAGACATAGAAGAAGGAAAGGAAGACTTAATAAAAATGTCTTCTGTATAGGAAGGTTAGTATTTTTGAGTAACGAATTTTGGATAGGGCTGTTAGTACAGCTTGTAGTCTATGGCGTGTCTATCGGCGTGATTTACGGCGTAATGCGTACAAGATTAGACTATATCGAAAAGAAATTAGATAAACACAACAACGTAGCGGAAAGGGTATACAAATTAGAAGCAGATTCAAAAGTGGTATTTGAAAAAATATCAGTAGAGAACAACCGTATAAAAGACCTGGAAGGCTGGCAGAAGCATGAACAGGAAAAAGAGTAAAAAAGAATTTAAGAAAAAGGTTGTAATGTGGACTGGTGTACTATTTGTATGCGCTTGTTTAGTAGCTTTAGTGTTCGCTTGGAACGAAAAGCCTACAGATGTGTTTACCTGTATCATTCCGACGGCTGGCGGTGTATTCGCTGCCGCTGTAGTGTGGTATCTGAAAGCGGTACAGCTTGAAAATGGAATTAAGATACAACTTGGAATGATTAAAAAGCTTATAGACCTGGGGGAAGAGAACCAGGCGGAAGAAACAAAAGAGAGAATCATACAGAAGATGAAAGATAAAACAGATACAATCATAGATGAAGCGTTAGAACCGACAGAAATACAAAATTTTTAGAGGTACGAAACTATGGAAACTGTAAAAATGATTCTTGAATACTGGGTATACTTTTTTATTCTTCTTATTATCGGGGCGCTTACGGTATATGCTGTACTTAGATTTTTGAAACTGACACCGGGGAAACAGATTGAAAAGGTAAAGGCAGCACTGCTTTACATGGTAACGGAAGCAGAAAGAGAATTTAAAAGTAAGACAGGTCGCATTAAGCGATCTATGGTATGGGAATGGCTGGTAGAAAGATTCCCGATTGTTACACTTTTTCTTACAGAAGAACAGTACGACGAATTGTTAAACAAGGCGTTAGAAGAATTTAGAAAAATGCTGGAAAACAATAAAGAACTATACAATTATGTATATGGTACAGATGCAATTACGAAAGAAGAAGAGAAAACAACGGAAAGCACAGTAACGGGGGCGTAATTGTATGAAGATTTTACTTATCAGCGGACACGGGGACGGCGACCCGGGCGCAAGCTCAAAATTTGGAGTAGAAGCAACAGAAACCGTAGTAATGGTACAGAAGATTAAGGAAACACTGGGGAACTATGCACAGGTTGACTTATACCCGACGAACAGGAACGCTTTTAAAGACCTGGGTAAAGGTTGCTGCCAGGTAAAATTTGGAGATTATGACTATGTACTGGAAGTACATTTTAATTCTTGTGTAAATGACCTTGCCGGGAATGGGAAGACTACAGGTACGGAAATCTATGTAACAACAGCAGAGAAGACAGTAGGTGTAGAAACAAAGATTGTAGAGAAAATCGCAGCGCTGGGACTTAAGAACAGGGGCGTAAAGCGGACAAACTGGCGTGTGATCGCGAGAGCAAAAGCAAGCGGTACGTCTTCGGCATTACTGGAAGTATGCTTTATCGACGACAAAGACGATATGCAGATTTATACAGCGAAAAAAGACCAGATCGCGGCAGCAGTGGCTACAGCAATCGCGGAGCAGTTCGGGCTTAAGAAAAACGGGGACAGCGGGAAACAGGGAAGCAAAGGGATTACACTAGGAAGTACCGTAACAATTAAAGACGGCGCGGTATACGGTGGCTTATCATCGGCGCGCGGTAAGACAGTTCCGGCAGCTCAGCGCGGCGGGAAGAAACATACAGTAGATAAAATCCAGGTAAACAACGGAGTACAGGAAGCACGACTTAAGGATATTACAAGCTGGGTAGCTGTATCGAGCTTACAGGCAGTGTAGGGGGATAAGGAACATGAACGCAGAACAGAAGAATTTTATTGAAGTGGTGGGCGCTATTGCGTCCGCCGATATGAAGAACAGCGGAGTAGCGGCAAGCTTAACGACAGCACAGGCAATTTTAGAAAGCGCCTGGGGAAAATCAGAGCTGACAAAGACAGGTAATGCACTTTTTGGAATTAAGGCTACAAAGGACTGGAAGGGTAAGACTTTAACAAGAAAAACAACGGAATACGAAGATGGAAAGAAAGTACAGGTAGAAGCAGAGTTTAGAGCCTATGACACCTGGGAAGATTCCGTAAAAGACCACAGCGCATTTTTAAAGAAGTATAAGAGATATGCGAAGGTAATCGGGGAAACAGATTACAAAGAAGCTTGTAACGCGGTAGCTGCTGCTGGGTATGCATCAGACCCGGAATACGCAAAGAAACTTATTGAGCTTATCGAAACATACGAACTGTACAACTACGATACGAAGAATACAAATACCGACGACCTGGGAGCAGAGGACAAGAAGTATTACAGAGTCCAGGCGGGAGCATATAGGAGAAAAGAAGGAGCTGACCTTATGGCGGAGAAAATCAAAAAGACCGGGCATAAGGACGTATTTGTAAGAATGATTAACGGGCTTTACAAAGTACAGGCGGGAGCTTATACAGATCGCAAAAACGCAGAGAAGACAGAGAAAAAATTAAAAGCTGCCGGAATTAGTTGCTTTATTGTATGTGCATGATGTAGTATTAAGGAAACGGGAAAGAAAGTAGCGGTAACTGCCACGTAACTTACAAATGCATCAAAAAAGCCGAAAAATAGGCGTTCGGAGTTATCTAAACGTTAATTTCAAGGTTATCAGAGAGAGCAAAAACCGCAGAAGTTCAGCGTGTTCAGCCTTGTGCATCTTGCACAAGATATGCACAGTTTCTTACACGTTGCTTACAAAGAGAACTATATAAATACCCCGGAAATGAAAGTTTCCGGGGTTTCTTTATGCCTATATTTTATTGATTGCTTCAAGTTTGATTTCTAAATCTAAGTGAGTATATACGGTTTCTGTAACACTTTTTCCTTTGTGTCCAACAATATTCTGTAAGTGTGATTTTCTAAGGTCAACAAATTTCATGTTATATAGCGGTTCACATAGCTTATATGAAGCATTGTAGCCATGAATATTGGATTGTGATATCTTTGGAAAATGCTCTGCTGACCACTTTTCAAATACATCTGCAAAGGTGGTCTGAGCATACCGCATTTTAGTGTGTCTTGGTATAAAAAGGCTATGGACAATCCGGTCATGTTCACTAAACCTACTATTTTCAGCATGAATCCGGCAACGGGTCAGGCAAGATGTGCAGGTGAAGCAGGTGACGAACTGATGATTGGTAAGGAAACCATGCTGAACATGATTTCACAAGCCTCAGGTACTTCATATCTTGCAGCGCTGCTTGAAAAATTAGATTTATTCCTTGCTTTAGCAAGTGAATATTTTCCGGAGATGTTAAATAGGATAGACAGACCGATTGTATTAGACAGCGGTGAACTGGTAGGGGCAACTGCTGATAAGATGGATGAAGCATTTGGTAAAATTTTGAGGGATAAAAGAAGGGGACTGAAATAAGTCATGGCAGATGAAGAAAATGCAAAACAGAGTTTGAGTGGTGTGAGATTTGGCACAAAACACAGTTATGATGATTTTGGGCTTGTGCTTCAGAAGAAAGACTTGTCACTTCCAGAACCCAAAACAGAAAAGATTGAGGTCACAGGCAGAAACGGGGGAACGGTTATGTTAGGTTGGATTGTAGCAGGTTTAGTATTTTGTGGTTGGATGGCATCAGCGTATAAGACAGGGAAAACAATCATTGAATTGAAAAATCAGATTATTTCATTATCATATTATGCAGGTGTACCGCATTATCAGATACAAGAACTGAAAGAAAAGTATGGAATCAAATAAAATGGCATATTTACAAGGTGATGGTCGAAAGGCTGTCACCTTTTTGAATATATGAGATTGCAAGAACAATAAAAAATAATTATAATAAGTTACAGAAAGTTGAGGTGTATCATGAAAAGTAAATTTTATAAGAATAACCCGTTAGATCAGATTTGGTGCTTTTTTAATGCTTATATGACGATTATATGAGTTGTCAGCGGTATCTAAACGTGATAAAATGCTGCTAGGGAACAATCGTGTTACAGGGTGGCTTGACCTCATTCTTGAAGAATGGGGGTGATGCTGATGGACAACAAAAATCATTTTGATTTCAAAGACTTAATTGCCTTCGGAATGTTCATTCTTGCATTGCTTACATTCGTTTTTACGTTTTGTAAGTAGCAATACATAGCAAAAACCACCCTGATACTTTGGTCGGTTCGGGTGGCTTTGCTTCTTAATTTATCCGGTCAACTCACCCAGTGGGCGGTTGTTCTCTTTACATCTATAATATAACACGATTGTTCAGAGTGTTCAATAGAAAGTTCAGGGATAGTTATGGAATTTGAGGAAGCATTGAAAGTCTATGAAGATTGTTTTGGAGAAAACTATTTCTTCTATATGGGATTTACCAAAACAGATCAGGAAATTATTGAAGAGATACAGAAGTGCATCAAGACCGGAAGAAAACAAAAAGCCCCCCCGGTATGATGAAGATAAAATATATTGAATATAGTTCAGAGTGCATAATAATTCATATAAACTGGACTTCTTACACGTTGCTTACAAAAAGGCTGAAATACCTTGTAAATACAAGTGTGTAAATTATCTAAACGTTAATCATACGTTTCAGAACATACAATTTCAAAAGATTTTTCAACTCCTCAGGACTTCGGTTCTGGGGAGTTTTTGTTACAATGCATACAATAAGAAGGATTTGATTATATCAGGATGAAAGACAGTGACCATTGGGTAGTAGGAGTTTGTCCTGATGATCCGCTTGCTCTTGTGCAGGGAAGGCTTTATCCGGAAATTACTGCAAACTGCGTGATTGCCTGGAGAAGAAATATTCCTTATTCGCAGGCAGTAAATAAGATGATAGAAGAAATCAATGCCTATGATGAAATCATTTTAGGATTTCCAATCTGGTGGTATGTAGCACCGACAATCGTAAATACTTTTTTGGAAAAATATAATTTTTCAGGTAAAAAGATCATTTTGTTTGCTACTTCCGGTGGAAGTGGATTTGGAAATACGGCAAGAGAATTGCAGACTTCTGCACCGGACAGCGTGATTACAGAAGGAAAGATATTTCATAATGTAGTCAAACAGCAAATCGCTGAATGGGTAGGAACATTATAAGATTGATTTGGCGATCGAAGTATCGGGAGAAGATACTTCAAATGAATGGTGTGAACTGGTTACTGATGAGGAATATAAGAATAAAGCATGCAAAAATGAGAAATGCATTTTATGCAATGGGAAGTTGTAATTGTGTGATATATTCGGATTCATCAGAAGTTGTGTGGATATCAATCCAAAGAATTTCTAACAGATCTCCACGTATCTTGAATTTGTGGGCGTGTGCATACTGTGCGAGCTGTTGTCCCCAGTAAGCACTTTGTTCATAATTTCCACGATATGTTACGCAGAGATAATCACCACCATCAATGAGATCGGCTCCTTCTTCGTCAATAAGAAAAACAGATTGATAGGAAAGTGTTTTTTTCTTTAGTAGAGAGGGGAGCGAAATCATAGTTCCCATTTGATTGCTGCCAATGATATACAATCGATTTTGATTTAAGTTGATAAGCTGTTTCATCAGAAAATCCATTTCTTCTTCGTGTTTGTATCCTTCGAAGAGGCGATGACAATGACGAGGGGGAAGTGTCATTAAGTGGATTTCATCCAGGGGCAGAGAGAATGCCGAATGAATGGTGTTTAGTCTGTGCTCTACGTTTTTTTGCAGTTTTTGTAAGTGTTGCATTTGTTTGGTAATAGCTTCTTTTTCGTCTTCTAACATAGAAAGTGAAGAGGAAACTGTGTGATGCTCCAGATATTCGCGGATTTGTTCCATTGTAAATCCAATAGAGCGCAGATCACGGATCACATTGAGTCTCCAGATATCGTGGATACTATAATGTCGATATCCGGATTCAGATCGTTCCGGTTTGATAATTCCAATTTCTTCGTAATAACGAATAGAATCTACACCAATTCCATATAGTTTGGAAATTTCACCGATTTTAAAAAATTTTTTCATATACCTAACTTCCCTCCTTGACTCTAGTATTATACCAGAGTTTATAATCAATTTATAGATTTAATAAAAAAGTGTAGAAAGGATTTTTAAAATGCGCTCAATTTTGAAGGAAATTAAATTGTCATCCGTATTACTTTTATTATTAGGAAGTGCAATACTAGCGTTTGGACTTTATAATATTCATTCAATGTCGAATGTTACAGAGGGAGGAATCCTAGGATTAACACTCCTTCTGGAATATTGGTTTGGCATTTCTCCATCTGTTTCCGGTTTTGTGCTGACGATATTGTGCTACTTTTTGGGGTGGAAATTGTTGGGAAAACGTTTTCTTATATATTCTTTTATTTCTTCTATTGGATTTTCTGTTTTTTATAGAATCTTTGAACAGTTTGATCCACTATTTCCAAACATTGGCGAAAAACCACTTTTGGCAGCAGTTGTGGGAGCGCTGTTTGTAGGGATCAGTGTAGGTTTGTGTGTTCGAGTCGGTGGAGCGCCGACAGGAGATGATGCGCTTGCAATGAGTCTGGAACGAGTATTTCCATTGGATATTCAATGGATTTATTTGATCAGTGATCTGGTTGTATTGCTGATTTCTCTTACCTATATTCCGGTGAGCAGAATTACATACTCACTTCTGACAGTTGTTTTATCAGGTCAGATCATTGGTCTTATGCAAAAGATTCGGTTTCCAGAATATGTGGAATCCATAGAAGCATTAGAAGATGAGGGGTAGAGGAATATTTTGAAATGGAGTTAAAAAGGCATACAAAATGCTAATTCTCACACAAGTCATGAAAAATAGACTCGTATTCCTGAGAAAAAACACTGTCTTTATTCCATAAAAATGTAAAATCATGCATGACCATAAAGTCGGAAAGAGGAATCTGCACCAGGGTTCCTTTTTTTAATTCCTGCTCGACAGCAGCTTTGTAGAGGAAGGATATTCCACAATCTTCTTTTAACAGAGTGACGATCGTGTGGATGTTTTCGATTTCCACAAGATGTCGGAAGTCTTTGACAGACATATTTTTCAATGCCAGTGTCTTGGTCAGGATTGCCCTGGTTCCGGAACCGTGTTCCCGAATCAAAAGACGTTCGGATGTCAGGTCTTTCAGGCTGTGAACAGAGTTTTCAAACGTATGGTCAGCAGAGGCAACAGCAATGTATTCTTCTGCTTTGTAGATACGTGTTTCGTAATGATCCCCGCTAAAATATCCTTCCACAATTGCAAAATCGATCGTTCCCTCACAAAGATAGGTGAGCAGAGTCTGGGTGTTGCCATATCGGATGTGAAAATCCATGTCCGGATGTGTTTTGACAAAACGGGAAAGAGCAGGTACGATCGCATATTCTCCAATGGTCATGGTTACGCCAAAGGTCAGCACTTTTTTCCCTTTCAGACTCTCCTGCATTCGTTTTTTTAATGTATTTTCATCGTTTCTCATGGTTTCCAGAGCAGAGCGTAAGATTTCTCCGGCAGGAGTCAGCCGGAGTTTTTTCTTATCTCTTATAAAAAGCTCGGTACCGTAGGTCTTTTCCAGATGTTTGATATGCTGGGAAACTGCGGGCTGTGTCAGATTCAGGTGCTCGGCAGCATGTGTAAAGTTCATATCGTTGCATACAGTCAGAAATGTTTCCATGCGAAAATCCAACATAATTGTTTCTCCTTTTTCAGATGTGTTTATACTTAAACCATAACAAATATTTATCATATAATCAATACTTATAATTTTACAAAATAATAGGAGCGATTTATAGTATATATGAAAACAGGGAAAAGTAAAATGAGGAAGGCGAAAAACAGGAGGATATGAAAATGTATGATGTTATAATCATAGGAGCAGGACCGGCAGGAATCAGTGCAGGAATTTATGCAGTGAGCAGAGGACAAAAAACACTAATTTTAGAAAAAAATCAGGTCGGAGGACTGATTCGAAGAGTGTCCGCTGTCACACATTATGCGGCAATTGTAGAGGGAGAAACCGGGGAAAGCTTTGCAAAGCGCCTGAGGAAACAGGCGGAAAATGCAGGGGTAGAAATCCTGAAGACCGAGGTGAAAAAAGTAGAATTGACCGGGGTGGAAAAAAGGATTTATACAGAGAAAGAATGTTATTGTGCGAAGAAGGTAATTTTAGCGAATGGTACATCACCAAGAAAACTGGGGATTCCGGGAGAAATAGAACTGGCAGGACGAGGAATCGGAATGAATGCAGCAAAAGATGCAATGAAGTATCGTGGAAAACATGTATATGTGATCGGAGGTGCAGATGGAGCGGTAAAAGAAGCACTGTATCTGGCGGGGGTTGCAGAAAAAGTAACAATCATCCATTTTGAAGAAACGTTGGGATGCATTGCACAATTTCAGGAAAAAGTAGCACATACCCCAAACATTGAATTACGGCTTCACGCCAGACTTCATGCTGTGTACGGAGTGGAAAAAGTAGAGTCGTTGGAAATCTTGGATGAGAAAACAGGAGCAATTGAGATAATTGAAGATTCGGGATGTGGAATTTTTGTGTATGCAGGTACGGTTCCGAATACAGAATTATATAATGAGATCAGGTTGGACAATGGATTTCTTCCGACAGATGAAAATATGCAGACGGAAATACCCGGTGTATATGCAGTTGGTGACATTCGTGTAAAACAGGTACGACAAGTATCTACAGCAGTAGCAGATGGAACGATTGCAGCAATTCATGCAGCACGATAG